ACTCCGTAAGTACAAGGAATCCCAGCTCAGCGAGCGGGAAGCCGCACTTCAAAGGGAAGAACTCGAACTCCTTGCTGTGGACGTTCTGCGGGAAAACGAGATCCCCATAAACCTGCGGGAGTTCATTGTTGGTAAGGATGCAGATGAGACCAAAGCTCGGGCGTCATCTCTCAAAACCGAGTTCCAGAAGGCCGTCGAAGAGAGGGTCCAGGAACGGTTTAAAGCGGGCGGGCGCGATCCTCCAAAAGCAAGCGATCCCCCGGCGGGTAAGAGATCCTATACCCGGGCTGAAGTTGATGCCCTCTCAAAGCAGGTGATGTCACCCACCACCTCGCAGAAAGAGCGGGAGTCAATCATGGCCGAACTTCAGGCGGCAGCGCGTGAAGACAGGGTCAAGTAACCAAAATAACGAGGATACACAAAAATGACAGTTGACAGATTCATCCCGACGATCTGGTCGGGTCAGGTATTCACCGATTTCCAGAAGGAGACCATCCTCGGTGGGTTCTGCAACCGGAACTACGAGGGCGAGATCACTGGGCAGGGTGACACGGTTAAGATCAATATGGTCGGACCGGTCACTGTTCGGTCATATACCAAGAACAGCACTTCCAACCTCACCGTTGAGCAACTCAATGACGCCCAGACCACACTCGTGATCGATCAAGCGGACTACTTCGCGTTCTCCGTCGATAACATCGACACGGCACAGGCAAAGGGCAATGTAATGGGCGCAGGAATCACCAACGCAGCTCAAGCAATGGCAGAAACCGCCGACAGCCGGATCGCCAATCTCTACACTCAGGCCGGTGCATCAACCTACGTGTCGATCACGCTGGCGAGCTCAGACCACGGCGTTCTCGATATGTTCGGGCGTGCAGCACAACTCCTGAGTGAAATGAACTGCCCGAAGGCCGGGCGCCGGGCGTATATCAGCCCGTATGTCGAGGCACAGCTCGTAAAGCAGAATGTCCTCATGACTCAGGGCATGAACCCCGAACTCTTTGGGAATGGGTACATCGGGCGTTATCTCGGGTTCGATATCTTCGGCAGCAACAACCTCGCCACCGGCAGCACCCACACCGCATCAAACCCGGTCCATGAGTGCATGTTCGGCACGCAGGAAGCGATCACCTTCGCCGATCAGATCGTCAAGACCGTTGCATACTCCCCCGAAGGAGCGTTCGCTGACGCAGTCAAGGGCCTGCATGTCTACGGTATGAAGGTCGTAAAGCCCAAGGCTCTCGTGACTATCGAGACCAGGAGCACGTAATCATGGCAGCCACTACCACTGAACTTGACCCGATCCTGTTATACCGTGATCGGGTGATCACCCAGACCACGAACATTGCCGGTTCCACCGCTATGATGCGGGCGCAGGCATTCCCGGGCGGGATCCGGCTCTCCACCGCGGGCGATGTTGTCCGGATTCCCTTCAACCGCCCCGATGGCAAAATGCTCATCGTAGCCACATACGCAGAAAACTCTACCATCGGATACCCTGCAATTCACCTGCGCAACCCCCCGAGCACCGACAAGCTCGCATGGAGGGCACCTGGCACCGGAATCGGCACATCTACTGCGGCAAGCGGGTGGAAGACTATCGAGAGCACATCATCGGTTGAACTCACCACGGCACAGATCGCAATGGTCACATTCGGCCCGTTCGAGTCCGCCCGGTACGGTCACGTAATGGCCGCATCAAGCAACGGCATCGATGCAAAGCAGCCGTTCCTCGAATGCATCTTCGACCTCTCAACTGCAACCGGCAGCGATTTCCTCGACAGCACCGGCGTCCACTTCGCAGCCTGCAACATCCAGGCCTTTGAACTCCCGTAATCTCACGGGTAACAACCTCTTTTTCCCTCGCTGATAATATGGTAGAGTCTGAAATTATCCCTGAAACAACACAGAGCACCGAAGTACCGAACGCATCCTCTCCTGAAACTCCCCCGTGGCTTCTCATTGCTAAGGGTTTTGAGCAGGTCCGTATCGACAGCAAGATCGAGAAGAAGAAACTTGCTATTGTCGGATTTGCACCTACCCGCGATCAGGCGCCATTCACCGATCCCTCATGGGAAATATGGGGCTTGAACGACCTGCACCGGACCATCCCGAATTATACCCGTTGGTTCGACATCCACACCGTTGAGAACATTGAGACGGATGTTGTTGCCGGTCGGACCTCAAACGCCGCACGCAAAACCAATATCCCCGAATCATCACTCGATCACATGGGGATCTCCGGACTCGCAAAACTTGCCTGCCCGGTGTACATGCAGGATGTTAATCCGAACGTTCCCCGGTCGGTCCGGTTCCCTCTTGAGGAAATGCTCCGGACCTATGCGGCCCGAGGATTAACGGGCGCCCGGTACTTCACGAACTCGATCTCCTTCATGATCGCATATGCTGTTTATGAGGGGTTGGTCTGCGGACACCAGTGGGATGAGATCCACATTTACGGCGTTGATATGGCTGTTGGCGATGAGTATATCGCCCAACGCCCCAGCTGCGAGTACTGGATCGGGATCGCTGAGGGTATGGGTGTAAAGGTGTACATTCCGGACGCCTCGGATCTCTGCAAAACAACGTTCCTGTATGCCTGGGAAGAGAAACCGCAAAAGGCGTTTGAAAACAAAATGCGGAAAATCTCCGAAGATGCGCGGGCGCGTATGCAGGCATACCAGCAGCAGATCACAGAACTCACCCGGCTCTACAATCATGCGGAGGCCCAGATCGGGACAGTATCAGATCTTTCCCGCGTCTGGTCGAATGGAGATTCCAAATTTATCCATTAAGGGGGTTCAATGGCGGCAATGCAGACCAGCGATGTAAAAGCCCTTCTCGGGATCACCTCTACGGCTAACGATAACCAGATCTCCATGCTGCTCTACCCTTCCGCTGCATTTGCGGATGAGTACTGCAATTACGGGTTAAGCCGGTATATCTATCACCGCGATGATGTGCCGATCGCTCTGACGGCTTCCAGCTCTGCCGTGTTCATCACCAACGTTGCCAGCACCAGCACAACCGCACCGTACCCGTGGATCTCCCGCGATACGGTGCACGTGTGGAGTACTGATCAAAGCAAGCAGTACGCAGAGGATAGGGATTATGAGATTGATTATGAAGCCGGGACCATTGTCAACCTATCAGATTCAACAGACGGACTCAGTACTGGGGCAAATGTCCTGATTGACTTTGCCTTTATCGACCTCTCCGGAAACCGGAAGCCCGCCCAAGTTGCCGTCGCTCAGCTTGTGCAGGGGACAATGATTGTAAAACCTGGCATCGCCTCAGAATCTGCAGGTCCACTCTCACGCTCATATACGCAGGATGGCATTCCCCTTCAAGTCGCACGAATGCTAAAACCGTTCCGTAGGCCGGTGATGAGATGAACGGACTTGGAGATATTGTTCCTGGGTGGGCTCATCAGAGTATCAGTATTGAAACTCCTGGAGCGTACGATGATTTTGGGAATCCATCTACGGGTACCGCAACCACGTATTCGGCGATCGTAATCCAGCAAAACAAAATGGTTCGTGACCGATCAGGAAACCAAGTGGTTTCATCATGTCAGATCCTTTTGCCGGGTGAGGTCACACTCGATCCTGAATCTAAAATCACATTGCCTGATGGAACGCAGCCAGTTGTCTTGAATGTTGGAAGTACTCCGGATTTTGACACTGGAAATAATCTTGTAACGGAGATCTACACTTGAGCGCAGACGAACCGCAAACAGATCGAGAGTGGCTTATGAGAATCGATGGGAAGATTGATAATCTTCTCATCTGTCAGGAGGACCACGAAACACGGATCAGAAATCTTCAAGATACCCAGATGAAATGGTTTGGCCGTGATGGTGCGATTGTGGCTGGCATCTCTACCACCATCTCAATCATAGGTATTGCAATTGCATTTTGGAGGCAGTGATGAACGAAGGGCCGCTTGTCATAAGAATTTCGGGAATGGAGAATATCCGTGCCAATCTTCGGAACCTCATGAAGGCTCCGAAACAATTCGGACAAGCGGCGAGCGAATGGGGAGATGATAGGATGATGGAATCACAGGCAGAATGTCCTTATGATTTCGACAATCCCCATTCAGATGGTACACCTCATTTACGGGATACTGCACTAGTAGAGGGTCCAATCTTCGAGGGTGATTCCTTCATAATCAGATTCAGCTACGATCAGTCATATGCCGCAATCCAACACGAGACTCCGGAGTACCGACACCTCTGGCCTACGAAATGGAAATATCTCGAAGACCCAATCAACCGCGGGATCCCTCGATTTGCAACTGCGATGATCCGGAGATTGGAGATGATCCTGCAGGGCGTAAATGAGCGGATGGAGTTTAGTTCTCCTTATGCCGTAAGAAGGGATTATGAAGCAGCGCAACGGGCATTTGCCGCGGCAAACATCGCCAGTGTCGGACACCTTGTAGGGAGATTCGCATGACTCTCTGGATCGAGTACCTGGGACAATATCTCGGGAGTTCAACCGCTGGTATCGGGGTGTGGACTGCAACCAGTACCGCTCCGAAAACAATCTACCTCAATAATCTACCCGGGTCCACCACATCGCTCATAGTGCTCTATCCGTACGCTGGTACAGCACCCGATTGGACCATGGACCAGGCGAGTATCCGGCATCCCCGGCTCAACATCGCAGTTTATTCCACATCAGCGGATGGCGGATATCAGAAAAGCATTGACATACGAACACGACTCGACCATGCGCACGAGCTCAGTTATCCCACGTCAACAACGACGACAATCAAGTTTTCCCTGATTAAGGCACTCGGGGAGCCCGAGTATCTAGGAAAAGATGATATCGGGCGCGGGTACTGCGTTACGAATTATGATGTCGAGTATTCAACAAATTAGGAGGTAAAAAACAATGTCAACACTCATAAATGGCAGGAATGGATACCCCTCGATCTTCTCATTCTCATCAAATGGGAGCTCAGGGACATTCACGGATATGGCGGGGATTCTTACGATCGTTCCCCCCCCGCACACGAAAGGTACGATCGACATGTCCAATCACGGCACTACTGATGGATACGATCAATGCATCCCCCAGGGAATTACCCGGACCGGTCAGATCTCGTTCACAGCCATTTACCTGTCAACCAATGCGCAGCATAACTCTCTCGTCAAAGAGGCGATGGATAATGGAACCCGCATCGGCTGGAAAATCACGATGGCCGGCACCAGTTCGAACAACACGCTATACGGTGACGGTTTCATGACCGAATGGACTCCGACGGTTCCGTTCGAGGATAAAATCATCTTCGCAGGCGCCATCAAACCCACCGGGAAACCCGTTGGATGGGTATCATC